ATGTTTTATTTGAGCCTGAGTTGTCCAGTCATCCCATTCTTCACTTGTACCTGCACTGAGTTTTTTAGTGCCGCGGATCCAATCTGCAAAAGGACTGCAACTCCAGTATTTGCTATGTTGTGCCATTTATTCTCCTAATTTTTCCCATATCCATTCGGATTCTTTCATATGTGCAACTGATTTCAACCATCCGTTGCGAATGCATTCATCTATAACTTGCTTATAGTTTTTAGGACACATGGGACTAAGTTCAAAACTAGCCCGAGGTATGCCCATGACACCTCTTTCATCAGTTAGCATGAAGTCTGGTTCATCATGTCGTAGTGTTTTCCAACGAAACGTAGGCATTATTTCAATACACCCACATAAGGACTATTGAGCCATTTTGCATATGTCTCTGCGTTAGTAGAGATTTTCTGTAAGTCATACTTACCACAAAATTTCATAAAGTGAATCCCAACTTGCGGAATGGTAGTTCTGCGAACACCTTCACGAATGTTTGTATCTACTGACAGTTTAACATCATCGGGCTGTGCTGTCAAGTCTATGAGTACCCGATTCCTTTCATACGCATCACGTACACGTACCTCATTACCTTCATGATCGGTCCATCGCTGCAACATCATATTATTCCAGTCATATCCGCGTTTTGTCCTATCAGCATATGCTTCAATCAATCCAGCTTTCTTACTTGAACCTTTTTCACGCACACCGGGAAAAGCAGAAAATACGTTATCTGTTGCATCTCCCCGCATACATTTTCGGAAGAGGATATATTGTGGATCCTCTAACAATTTAGGATTCTTTTCTTTATCCTTTACTGGACGATCTTTGTCATCAAAGTAACCTTCTAAAGTAATTAACTCATTAGTGATTCCATTATACTGTTTTACGGTATGCGTAATTAATTGCAAAAAATCTGTATCGCTGCTGACGATAAAATGTTCATCATCGGGATGCAAGTGAATAAACCTTGCAATCAAGTCATCAGCCTCAGCTTTAGGATCACGCAGGACACTACAGTTTGTACGGTCTTTAAGATAATTTGTAAAATTTTCATAGGTGCCCCAAAATAATTTATTTTCTTCAACCTCAGCCTCAGTTTGAGACAGGGTATCTACTATGCGATTCTTTTTATAAGGAGAATATACGGCCTTCCTCCACGATTTTCCCTCCAAGCAGACCACAACATGACCAATCCCGAACCGTTTCACCACTTGATTAATACTTGCTAATGTAAGATGAAGGGCCATCCCGATCTTCTCCTCAGCAGTACTATTGCGTGATGCCACGTGCCTTGCACGAAAAAATGTATTGGCAAGGTCTATGAGGGCGTATTTGTGTGTCATGTTTGTATTATATACTACTATTTAATAAAAGTAAAGTTAAATGGTCTAGACCGTTTCTGTGTACTCGTTTGGGTATAGTTCAATGTTTTCTGAATCTATTACATCTTGCCATTCAGCATCTTTAAAGGGTAAGAATTGTTTTTTCACTTTTCTGACAGGTTTATTTAAACCATGAATGATATCTTCTATCATGTTAATGAGGTCAGTAGTAGTAAGACTGCTATATGGACTTATCCATTCTACCTCTTCACCGTTGATAGTATGACAATCATCCGACAATTGTTGTTTTAAAATTCTTTCAACTTCCATTACATCATAGTTAGGGCTATGATACAGTTCTACAAACTCTTGTTCTCCGCCGGAAGTATTACTGTATTTCCTAACACGCATACCCGGATCATCTGTAACTCCGTACCCAAGACGTTTTTTAAATGTATCACCTACTTTAAAGTAGTGAGCAGTTAAAATAACATATAAAAATTTCTTTTTACGGGTTGCCATAACTTTCCATCTCTTCAACCAATGATTCACGGTCAGTGTCAATGTAATTGAGCAAATCACCGATACGGGTTTCATTCAAATTATTAACATATAACGGCAACTCATGTTGTCCACCAAAATGACGATACAATTTCATCAAGTACACACAAGAACCGTTGTCATCAATTTTACACTTATCTTCTGGCAATCCAGTTTTTGCACTACTGAATCTTTTTTGTACCCCGGCACTGTCACTAGCAAAACCATGAGGTGTTGTGAAGAATTTCCAAATTATTGCCATGCAAGGGTTGAGAAATTTATCATTGAATTCGTTACTGTACATATCATATTTCATATCTTTGAAATAATCATAGATAAAACCGTACAAATCTATTTCAGCAATGTCCAATTGAATATTGGGCCAATACCGTTTGTGTGTACGCAAAACAAAGCGCCAACGATCTAGACGATCATAATGCCCCATCATTTCACTTACGCAAGTAATAGCCCAGCTATATTTTTTGTTCTTTTTGTCATCTTTGCTAATAGGTTCAAAGCCTTCATCTTCATTAATTGTTTGAAGGTTGTGCGCTTTTTCAGCATCTTTGTCTTTACGATCTACGTCAACCCGATAAGCTAGCACAAGCATTTTGTGATTTACATAGGGTTCAATTGCTTTTTGTTTTCCATTAAAAACTTGAAAACCCTTACGGCATTTTGCACGGGAAGAATCAGGGAAAAAAGTAACAGGAACATACAGTTCATCTGGATCACCGTTGTAATTTTCAAGGTCGTCCCACAAATCATTTGTCGCAAATGCCACTTCAAGTATAAGAGTATGCTGTGCATTGATACTGATGTACTTTTTAGTATTTGGATCAAACATGCAGTAAATAGTTGACATGAATTCAGTTTCAAATTCATTAGGGTTACCAATAGTTGCTACCCAGTTTGGATCTAAATCACGTTGAACATCATCATCAATTACAATGTTTTTTACCTGAACCATTTTATATTGAACACGCATTTTGCGACTAGGTTTATCCTTGCGTCCTGCGGCAATATCTTCTTTCCATTTGGCAACTGTAGAATGCCATTTAGTATTTTTAGGGTCAGTCAATTGACTTAATTTTTCTGCTACGGTAGAAGAGATATATTCACCTGGCTTTCGTTTCAATGTGTGAATAACTTTTTCACCAGTGGGTGTTACAAATTCAAAGTTGAATGGAAAAATCCATTCTTTACGCAATTTGCCCTTTCTACTATTAGTAATAACAATAGATGGTATAGTTTCATCTTTGGTGATAGTTTTTGCCATTTTAAATACTCCTATGAGTTGTTGAAAAAGTTATGATAACACAAAATTCATTTAATGTCAACCAATTGCAGCATAGAAAGCACTCCAACGCTGGCACACCTGCTTTGTGCTAAGCCAGGAAAAGGCGTGGGGTGTAGTGCGGATAATGTCTTTCATACTGTTCTCCTGTGTGTTGCTTTCCATGTGTGTATTATAACCTATTTTTCAAAACCGGTCAACCATTTGTTTGTTGTATTTTAGCCACGATCAATAACGTCTAGGATCTTCTGTTCAAAGAACTCTGAGTAGCGGCGCTCATCCAACGAAGTCTCACTGTTGGGATACTCCAGGCATTCTCTGAGCTTGTCGCTGAGTTCCAGGATCTCTTTGACTTTAGAGTTGCTGATGAATGTGTATGTTCTGTTTGTCATATACTTCTCCTTGTTTGTTAGTGTCTATGTGTATTATATACCCAAACCCATTTAATGTCAAGCCCGATATGTAGAGTAATTTCGGATTTTGCTTTGTTTATTAGCATGGCTTTCGTTGAATTTAATCTCATATCCACGCTGACGTAGTACGTTAACCAGTAACGACAAATCACAGTCTTCTTCCAAGAAAGCATTAATACCATTCTGGTAGCTGTATTTAGAAATCTTATCAGCAATACCAAGTGCCACCAACTTTGCTTTAGGGAAGCGGGCCCATGCATGACCCGGATCTGCGAAAACTTTGATAGAGATTTTTTTAGCCATTGTGTAGTCCTTTAATTAACTGTCTAAGTATATATTATATACCCAAAACCATTTGTTGTCAACCTACGGTCTCTATTCCGTACTCGCTACGACGGTCAATGCCTTCGTGTAGACAGTATATCTCGCTTAGTGACCAGCATTGTTTGAACTCAGCCTCGTGACCAGGGACATCTCGTGTTGAGTAGAACTCAGCCGACATGAGCCTGGCAAAGATGTGATCAGGTGCATCCAGTTCAAAGACACAATGGAAATCGTGCATCTGCAGGACTTCCTTGACAAATTCCGGTGTGAAATAGAGGTATGTCTGTTGCATAATACTGTCCATTAATTAACTGTCTAAGTATGTATTATATACCCAAAACCATTTGTTGTCAACCTTTAATTGCCGATTGAAGACTTAATAAGTTCAGTAGAGTATTGCGGTAGGTGATTGTCTGTACTGATAAATCCTACATTTTTATCATTCTCAAGTTTGGCTGTTCTGGCACGTAGTTCACTTGAACTATAATTATGTTGACGTTTATGATAGTGTAACTCAATCCCATTATTGATACACCATTGTTTACCTGTAAAGTCCCTATTCAAATATTCGTCACTCAAGAACCGTAAGTGAATAGTTTGAGTTTGTATTAGTTGTAACAGATCATACTCAGTTTCGTAAATGAGAATTTCATCTACATACCTACAAGCCTGTAATTGTACATACCGTTCATATGCACTTTGTACAGGTTTATTTTTAACACCCGGACGGTCAATAGTAGGATCAATTTGCAATGCTACAATAAGATAATCACATAATTGTTTTTCCATCTTTAACATGGTCACGTGACCTGCGTGTAAAAAATCAAAACTACTACAGTTAAATCCAATTTTCACACTGAATCCTTTTTAGATAAATGAGGAGAGCCGTCAACCGGCCATTCAATTCCATAGTTGTTCCATGTGAAGTTTTCTTCTGTTGCTTTATTATATGGAGCATCTACTATATATTGTACTATTGCCTCGTCTGATAATACTAGATATCCGTGGGCGTATTGTGGAGGAATTAATAATGCATTAGTATTATCTAGAAAAATCCCAAACCATTTGCCAGATTCTGGTTCAAGTGCTACATCAAATATACTACCATAAACTGGCATTATCAGCTTGTATTGATTTTGTCTATGCATGCCGCGCACTACATCACGTTTGGAACTGGCAATATTCAATTGCCGAAAATTACCACGCATCTGGTCGTGATTGATCTTCCATAGTTCACAAAAGTCGCCTCGACTATCTTTGTATTTTGTATGTTCAATTATTTGTAGTCCAGGTAACATTTCACCGGACATAAGTTGATTATTCATTTTATTTCATCAGTAGACCCATTAGAATTAGCTTTTCCAAATGGTCTATTGCTTTATTAATGCCATCTACATGCGTTTGGGTAAAGTTTGTGGTGCGTAATCTACGCCCATTTACTTCAAGTTTGCTCAATTCAGTTACCATAAGTTGTATGTTTGTATGCATCTTTTTCAAATCTGGATTATAGCCTATAGTATGAAGATCGGTTTTTAGTTTATCCGATACTTCTTGCCAATCTAAAGCAGTTTGAATTTGCATACTAGTAGTATACTCCCTATAGGTATTTATGTCAACCATTTACTTAACAATAAATAAGAACGTGAAACCCACAATTGCATTATTCTTGTACGACCCAAAATGCTCAGTGCAGTCAGGAAACGGAATAATGAAGGCATTAAGCCAATACTATAACTTCAAAATATTCAGCAAAAACATTCTAGAATACGATTTCTTTGACAATGTAGATATGATAGCTGTTCCCGGAGGGATAGGAGATGCTAGTACATTTGATCAACTATTCATAAACAACGGTGATAGAGTACGAGAGTTCATCAATAATGGTGGAAGATATTTGGGTATTTGTATGGGAGCATATTGGGCAGGCAGTCATTACTTAAATGTATTAGATGATGTGGATGCGGTTCAGTATATCAACCAACTTGGATCAGACACTCGCAGACCCCATGCCAAGAACTTAAGTATTACATGGAAGACTGAACCCATGAAAATGTTCTTCTATGATGGATGTGCATTAGTAGGAGACAAACATAAATTCAAAACAATTGCTACATATGCAAATGGTGATGCTATGGCAATATATCAAAAACGCATAGGACTAATAGGCTGTCATCCCGAATCAGAACAATTTTGGTATGATAGCTATAGCTATCTGAAGGGCAAGTGGCACGGTGGTGTACATCACGATTTGCTCTTAGATTTCACAAATGATTTAATGAAAAGGTAAAAAAGAGCCTTTCGGCTCTTAGTACTGGTTACGAGTTCCAGCCTCCGCTCAATTTTGCGGTCGGTTTAAAATAATCCTAATTGTTTCCAATCTGCACGAATCTTAGCTTTAACTGCTGCCGGTAGTGCTACGTAGTCTAACTGATCTGCTGCCTTGTCTCCATTACTGAATGTCCAATCAAAGAAAGTCATAGCAGTTTTAGATGCAACAGCATCACTTGGCTTGATATAAACAAGGATGAATGTAGCTCCACTGATAGGCCATGCTTCTTTGCCTGCTTGGTTTGTTAGAATTTGGTAATATGTTTTATTCCAATCTGCATTCGCAGCGGATGCACGGAACGTATCTTCTGTTGGTGCAACCCAAGTTCCTGCGCTGTTTTGAACATTAACCCAATTCATTTTAGTTTGTTTTACATAAGCAAACTCAACATATCCCAGTGATCCGGGAAGTTGACGAACCATTTGTGCTACCCCTTCGTTACCCTTGCCGCCTGCTCCTACTTTCCAATTAACAGCAGTACCTTCGCCAATAGTATCTTTGAATTCTTTATTGACTTTGCTTAGATAGTTGGTCCAAATAAATGTTGTGCCTGATCCATCTGCCCGACGAACCGCAGTGATTGCTTGATCAGGCAATACCAACGAAGGGTTTAACGTTTTAATAGCATTATCATTCCACTTGGTAATCTTACCTAAGAAAATTTCAGCAATAACTGTGCCTGTTAGTCGTAATTGTCCTGGTTCAATGCCTTTAAGATTAATAACCGGAACAACTCCACCAATTACTGTTGGGAATTGAAATAGTCCACTTTCTTTTAATTTCTCATCTGTCAGTGGCATATCACTTGCACCAAATGTAACTGTCCTAGCTTCAATTTGTTTGATGCCCGCACCTGATCCTACTGATTGGTAGTTGATGCGGATGTTAGTAGCTTTATTATATTCACTTGCCCACTTAGAATACAAAGGAGCCGGGAATGTTGCCCCGGCACCTGTAATTTCTTGTGCCGATACCGTGACTGCTATCATTGCCAGCAATGTTGCAAATAATTTTTTCATGTAATCTCCTTTTATATGTTACAAAAATATTTAGCGATAATATTGTGACAGTAATATTACATGTGGTTGAAGGGGCTTTAACGCCCCTTCATAATCAATGTGATTAGATTAGATTAGAAATTGTGTTCTAAACCCAATGCGTATTTGGTAGTTGTTACTGCTGCGTCTTCTTTAAGATAACGAGCATGAACCAGTGTACGCTTGCTTAAACTATAAGAAGCACCCAGGTCAAATGCCTTAGTTGTATCATTTGTGCCATAGCTAGCAAGTGCCATCAATGAAGAAGTCAACGGTAAATTAACACCAATACTCTTACCACTTGAAGTTACGTTAGCAACTTTGTCATCAGAATATGTAGCAAAAACCATAGTACCTGTGTTAGCAACATTAACTTTTGCACCATAGATTGTTGAAGTACTAGTTGAGCCATTATCAAAATTTGCCACGGTAGCACTGATTGGTCCACTACTGAATTCAATACTAATAGCTTGAGCATTATTAACACCTGCCGCTTCGCTATTGCTGATTACATAATTAGCAGATAATCCATTAATGGGCGTAACTGAAGCAAATACAGCATTACTTAATCGTGAACCTTGAGCAGCATGAATTACCGCGGAGCTTGAACCGTATGTATTACCCATTGCATCATAGTTATCAAGTGTACGTGCAATAGTGTGCTTATCACGGCCAACTCCAACTGACCACATTTTGCTTGATACACCTACAATAGTAGTTCTATCTCCCAATGTAGTTGCGGTTGGGGCATCTGCGCCAACACCAGTTTCAATTGTAAAATTGGCAGTTAATCCTCCACCTAATGCTTCAGCACCCTTTAAACCTAAACGACTTGAATCGTTGGTTAGTGCTGCTACTGCTGATGCAGATCCAACTGTTACTGATTCGCCAAATGTACGTAACTTACCATTAATGGTGACCTGTG